GGCACGTCTACATCTGACTCGTTAATAAACTCTATAAGTTCCGCTTCATTCTTAGGATATCTTCCAAACGTATCAAAGAACATGTCATACCATCCTTCCATTGGATGTGGTTGAGACATCGCTATTTCATCTGGGTCACCAAATAGTGATCCTAATTCATCAATACTTTCAAATCCAGGTCCTTGTATTATATCTTGTACATCTATATTAGGTTCATCATCTGGATAAGGATTAGAATATGGTCCCATTCCTCCGTTTGCAAATGATGCTATACCACCTTGGTTTCCAAGAAATTTTTTTTGAAAATCTGGAATGTCATCCATGCTTCTTGGCCACATAAGTCTTGCCATGTAGTCTTCATAATCTTCTTGTTCTTTTTCTTCAATATCACCTTTTGTTTGTGGGTTAGCAAAATAATCCCATAGCCATCCAGCAGCTTTTGCTTTATCAACTCCTACTTTTCCAATACCAAACATTTCATTCCATTCATCAGATCCTCTTGTAATTCCTGCGTCTTTAGCATCTTTAACTCTTCCAAGAAGTTTATCAAACATGTCCGGCTCTGTTTTTGTTGTTGTTAAGAATCCCATTCCTTCTAGTGGATTTTTAACATCAGCCATCATTGCTTCTGTAATTGGTCCTTGTATGTCTTCTCCAGGAATAGTTAATGCTTCTTGTGCCGGTTCTTTTATATAGTTAATTATATTTGATCTTTCTGGTAATTCTACTGGATCAAATGATTTTGTAATTGAATCTAATTTGTTCCATCCACCACTTGTTATTTTATTTGCATCATCAACAGTTATTGGAGCAAAGTATTGACCATAATCTTCAGCGTCCATCCATTCACCATAATAAGGATTTATTTCTCGACCACCTCTTCCTGGTCCGTAATATTTACTCATCATGGCTTGAGCATACTCTTCAGATCCTGGTCCCATTCTAGCTCCCATAATTGCAGGTGAACCTTCTATTATTTTATCCTCGAAAGCTGGTAAAGTAGTTGGGGCACCACCCATCATCTGATCCCAATCCCATCCAACTTTGTTTGCATTAAGAAATAAATTACGAGTAAGAGCATTTCGTGCCATAATATGTGGATTATCTTTACCCATCATTTTAGCTTGTAGATAAGCCATTCCTGCATCTTTTGCTGATGCACCAATAACACTGTTCATGAATTTGGATTTATTAGCTGCTGCAAGCATCTTCATCGCTTTATCTCCATATTTCCATTTTGATAAAAGTGAAGATATTCCAGGACCTATGGGTGTAAATGGCAATGCCATCATTGCGTAAGGTACTGCTTCTTTTAATCTATCTGAGAGCCAACTCACTATGAACTTCCTCCTAGGATGTCGGGTAATTTATTTACACTTATTGCCACGTCTCTTTTTATATCCTCTTGTTTTGTATCTGTTGCAGGGTTGTTGACATCGGCTTCTGCTTCTGATTCACTTGCATAAACCTTCCCCGTAGTGGCGTGCTTGATTGTAGATTTAGTTTCTACATCCGGTGCTGAAGTTGTCTTCTTTCCAGCTAGCACGGTAGTATCTTTATTTATAGCCATTTTTCCCTCTCATTGCAATAATTAACTTATCTCTAATGCACTCAAAATGACGTGTAAATCACCACCATTTTCAGCTTGTACCTTAATAGCCTCAGATTCCTTAGCAACCAAAGGGCAAGGTGAGCCAATGGAAGAATCTGCTGAATCTTGATTTAAGCTTCCAGCAGCTAATAATTCTTCTGTAGTTAAACTTTGCACAGTTCTATCCGTCTGTAAGTTATAACTAACACCACTACTATCTACTAGATAAATAGATATTTTGCAATCATTTTGAGCATCTGTATTAGATACTCTAATAGATTTTATAATAGATGTAGTCTCTGAACTTACTGTATAAAGTGTTGTCAATGCACTAGTAGATAAAACCGCCTTATAATTTGTATATGTATTAGCCATTTAACCTAAAAACCATGATACAGCTTCATCATCATCTCTAAGTGGTTCTGAAGTGTATGTATTATTTAATGCAAAAATTAATTGCTCTAATGTTTGAATCAATTGCGCCATTTGTGATTGGTCATATTCCTCTGTTGCTTGTGGTAATAGTGGTACTGTTATCTTTGCCATAAACTTACTATGCCTCCTGTGTTAAATCCAGCTGCTCCTTTAGGAGGCAGAGGTTGTGATGGTGGAAGAAAACTTACCGGCTTTGGTATAAAAGAAGGGGCACTAGCGCCTGCTGCTCCACCTTCAATGGCATTTTCTTTACTACGAACTTGTCTCCATGTTGGTCCATCATCGTATGGTTTCTGCCATTGTCTCTTTTGATGATCGGGGTCATGCCATATACTTCGAAAAGAATGTCTAGGAACGTGTCTTGGTACTTGTCCTACTGATCCACTTCCTGGAACAAGTGCTCTTTGTAAATCTTTCTGTCTAAGTACGTATGGATTGTCTGCGGATAATTTTTGTAAAAGTGCATTCATAATACCTTTATCATGAGCATAAGCTTTTGTCATTGTTTTAGCTTTTTGGTCAGGAGAAGTATAATAATTAGCTTCTTTTAAACCCATTGTGTTTGCTAATAAATCTTCCCAGGGCTGAACATACCATTTAGGATTTCCTTCTTTATAACTACGATTTGCATCTGCTACTTCTCCAATTGCTCCTGCTAGCCATGCTCCTGTGTTTCCAGCCCATCTTGCACCCCACCATGGCGCATTACCAGTTGCTTTATTATGTTCATGAAAAGGATCAAGAAGTGAAGCTATATAATCTCTTGTTAAAGAAGTACCTACAGCATGTCTTACATTAGAAATATTTCCTTGCCCTGAAGTTAAATCATGGAAACCTGCGTTAACATTTCCATATGGAAAAAGCTTATATGGATTTTGATTCTCCATTGCCAAGGTATAGATGTCCTTTGAAGTATAATCTACCATCCTAACCTCTCATTCCGTCTGGTTTACCATCAAAACGCACTGTGCCATAACGCCAATTATCATCTGTTGCATCACTTGATACACGAAGTGCAAGTTGTCTACCACGTATACGTGTATCTTGCTTTGTAGTTGAAGTAGATACTTCATATGGTCCATGTGTTGTTTGTGTTGTTGTTGGATAAGAACGTGACTTAACTGTCACATCAACATTACCAACTTGATTTTTAAAATCAGGTATAAACCTGGATATAGACATAAACTGATCTCCATCTGCTATATCAATATCTCCTGATTCAATATACGCTGTCATTGCACCTCCTGCAGCATTAACGCCGTCTTCTTGTGCATACACAAAAGTTCTTCCGTCTTTGTTACCATATATAGTTGAAATAGTTGCTGTGCTATCTGTCGAATCATATTCAGTTGCGTACGGATTAGAGTACACACCACGGTCTGCCCACGTGCTTCTTGCTAAGGATCCAGTATACCATAAGTTTTCTGCATAATTATAAGTTACATGTCTATCTATTTGTAATGAATTACCTGATGGATAAAACCACATAACTTCATTAAAATCAGTATTAGCTGCACAAAAAACATCGCCTATTGCATTATTATTTATATCATCAAATACATAGTCTTGCACACTGCAAGGTATTTTTTTAACCGCACCATCAAATTGAAAGAAAGAATCATTACCCATCCAAAATGATATACCACCAATGTCCACTGCAGCATTAATTCCTACTGCACCACAGTTAGAACCTAATTGTTTAAATCCAAATGTAAAAGGTGCACCAATAAATTGCATTTGATATAATGCAAGATCTGTCCAAATAAGAACTGCACCTCTAGATCTAACAGCAGCATTAATTTTATTGCCTGATGTTAATCTTTGTGATCCAGCAGTATTAGTCGCTGAAGGTGTCCATGTATTTACAGTTTCCTGATCAGACCAACGAATAAACATATTATCTTGTGTGGATTTTGTGCCAATAGTTGTTTCTGTTCCAAAACAAATTACATGACGATCATCACCTGAAACCATCATAAATCTACTTTTAGTTGGTGCACTTGATACATTTGTAGTTGCTGCTAAATTACTAGATAAACCAGCAGATGTATCCCAATAATAAATACTACCGTCAAACTTTTGTATCAACACATCTTCACCCCAGTTATCAAGTGACCATTTTGTAGATTGAAGTAAAACTCCTTCCGCACCTGTTAGACCTTCACGGGTTGTATCCCAAGTACTTCTACTCCACGTACCAGCACCCCATCCATATCCATAGATAGATGTCGCCGGTCCTGAATTTATCTGGTAAGTTGCGGTTGCTGTTGCACCTGTAGCAGATGATGAAGCTGCAGCTGGTGCTACAATTGTATAAGTATCATCAGTTGCTGTTTGTATTTCAAATTCATTTTGTAAATTAGCCTGTGTCAATCCACCTATAGCACC